TTTATCGGAAGTATGTTCGTGAAAGACTTGGTGGACAAGGTAAAGAATCTTGAAGAGGAACACAAATCTCTTCAAGATCGTTACGTCCGCAGGGATGACTTTAAGGATCAATTGGCTGAAATTAAGTTGATGTTGGAGAAAATTTTTGATCGTTTGGAAACTAAAGCTGATAAACAGTAGGAGTCTTTATGATTAGTTTCGTGCTTGGTTTTATTGTTGGCTTTGCTGGTTACTTGGTTTATGACTATTTAACCTCTCAACCTGAAAAAGTCGCTGAAGTTAAAGAAGAAGCGGCTAAGGTTGAGGCTGAAGTCAAGAAAGAAGTGTAATGGGACTGGAGGACATCACAAATCCGCTAAACCAAGCGGAAGGCACGCTAAAGGCTGCTCGTGGTGTCCTCAAAGAGGGCAAAGGTCTTATTAAGGACATTGCCGAGACTGCTGAGGAATATAAGCAGTATCAGGAAAAGAAGGCTGACAACAAGGCGATTCAGGCGAACCTTGCTAACAAGAAGGCTACGAACCGAATCGCCAAACGAGCGACCAACGCAGCGATAGCGGATCACGATGCAGCGGTCACTTCTTCTCAGGAACTTGCAAAGCAGGTCTTGATTCAGAAGAAGGCGTACGAAGAAGAGCAAGCGATGATCTGGGCGATGAGTCAGGATGAGCGTGAGGCTTATCTGGCGGCTAAGAAAGAGCAAACGGAGCGTGTAAGGGCTGAGAAGTTACGCATGATCCGTGAGGCTGACGAGGCTCAGGCTCGGTTCGATCTGATTATGAACATCGTGATCGGTGTGATCTTATTTGTGTTCTTGGCTTTCGGTGGATGGGTAGCATTGGATTATTTTCTGGCAGGTAAGCTGCCGTGGAGGGAGTGATGAATTTAGGATTTTTGGCTCAACTAGCCCCTACGGTGGCGAGCGCGATGGCTGGCCCATTGGGTGGGATGGCGGTTGAAATTCTAGCCACTAAGTTGGGCGTTCCCCCTGAGCAAGCCCAAAAGGCATTGGAGTCGGGAAAGCTGACTAGCGATCAAGTTGCTGCAATACAGCAATCCGAGATTGAGTTGAAGGCTAAGGCTCAAGAGATGGGCTTGGACTTTGAGAAACTTTCAAACGATGACCGCAAATCTGCGCGAGATATGCAGATCAACACTCACTCATGGATACCCCCTGTGATGGCGATTATTGTCACCATCGGCTTTTTCGGCATCCTATTTGCTCTGATGTCGGGTAAGGTCACAAAAGGCGATGAGGTGATGATCATGCTCGGCTCCTTGGGAACGGCATGGACTGGCATCATCAGTTTCTATTTTGGTTCGTCCGCTTCTAGTCAGAAGAAAGACGATTTACTCCACAAATCAACCCCGGTAGACCCATCATGATCAATTCAAGGAACCTCGAAGACTTATTGCCAGTTGTCAAGGCGCGTGTTGACCAATTTTTGGCTGATGCCAAGAACCACGGAATTGACCTTTTAGTAACCTCAACCTATCGAGACCACGAGTCTCAGGACGCTTTATATGCTCAAGGTCGAACCGCACCGGGGAAAATTGTCACTAATGCCAAGGGTGGTGAATCATTTCATAATTTTAAGTGTGCAATTGACATTGTTCCTATCGTTAACGGCAAGGCTGATTGGGACTGCTCTCATCCTGTGTGGGCGAAAGTTGCAGAATTGGGCAAGGCAGCGGGGCTAGAATGGGCTGGCGATTGGAAGACGTTCAAGGAAATGGCGCACTTCCAATACACTGGCGGCCTGACGCTCAAGGATTTGCGAGAAGGCAAGGAAATCAAGTAAAGTGTGTATGGGTAGCCGCCACCCTTTGGCGGTAATTTGAGGAGACTTTGATGGAAAACGTGACTTTAACTTTGACGGTGCAAGAGGCTGTGGACGTAGCGAACATTATAGGTCAGTTGCCGACGCAATCGAATGCTTATCCTTTGTTCGTTAAGATCAAGGGTCAGATCGAGGCTCAAGCGCAAGCGGCTCAACCTGCTGCTCAAGCGGCTGAACCTGCTGCTCCTGAAGCCGCCCCTGCTGCTAACTAGGAGTAATTTATGACGGATACCCGCTGGATTAGTAAGGCAATTAAGCACCCGGGGGCTTTGAAGAAGTCCCTGCACGTTGCCGCTGACAAAAAAATTCCTGCCAAGAAATTAGCTGCTGCTGCAAAGAAACCCGGAAAAATGGGTCAACGCGCACGTTTGGCTAAGACCTTGCGGGGATTTGATTAATCACTGGAGGTAGAGATGGCTATTACACCCTCATGGGTGATGACTTATGATTCGTTGACCGCGACGGTTCTACAGTATTTAGAACGAAGCGATCAAGCCACAATCAATGCCATCCCTACCTTCATTACTCTAGCGGAATTCGAGATTGCTCAAGAGGTAAAAACTCTTGGGCAATTACAAATTGTCGAGTCCACAATGACTCAAGGCAATCCAGTCTTACAGAAACCTGCCAGATGGCGCAAAACGGTTTCAATGAACGTGCTAGTCGGTAGCAAAAAGCAACCTGTTCTTTTACGCAAATATGAGTACCTGAAGAACTATTGGCAAGATGATACGCAGACTAGTACCCCCCTTTATTACGCTGATACGGATTGGGATCACTGGTATTTAGCCCCAACCCCCGATCAGGCGTACACTTTTGAAGTGTTGTATTACGAGCGAATTGCTCCCCTGAGTTCGGTTAATCAGACCAACTGGATTACCCAAAACGCGCCCAATGCGATGTTGTTCGGAACGTTATTACAAGCGATGCCGTTCCTAAAGAACGATCAGCGCCAGATTTTCCAACAGAAGTACACCGAAGCCCTACAAGCCCTTAAAGCCGAGGACGTTGCCAGAGTTGGTGACCGTCAGGCTGTTGCCGTGGATAGCTAAACATGTACGCCATTTACGTTATAACCTGCACCGTTAATGCCAAGCAATATGTTGGCATTGCTGCCAATTTGGAACGTCGTTGGAAACAGCACAAAAAAGTAAATGGAAGCAGCCCTTATTTGCATAAGGCTATTAAAAAATATGGTCTTGATTCATTTGTATTTACTCATATAGCGGATGCTTTTGATGAAGAATCTGCTTGCATGATAGAAAGAATGTTGATAGCGGAATATAATACTTTATCGCCCAATGGATATAATTTGACTGGTGGTGGCGAAGGTATATTTAATGCCTCCAAAGAAATTAGAGCGAAAATTTCTTATGCCAATAAAAATAGGTCTTCTGAATCTCGTGAAAGCATGAGAAAAAAATTATTGGGCAAAAAACTTAAGCCAGAAATAGTCGCTAAAATGATTGAAAAGCGAAGAGGAAGAAAGCATTCTGAAGCTACCAAAAAGAAAATGAGTCAATCATTGATTGGTAATACTAGAATGGTTGGAAAAAAACACTCGCCTGAAACCATTAAAAAGATGAAAGCAGCTTGGGTTTTAAGACGAGCGAAGTCCATACCCGAAAGGAATAATCATGACATCGTACACTAATCCATATACTGGACAAACTATATCTCCTAGCCAAGTAGGATATGAATCTTTAACGATTTCAACAGATACAACCCTCGCTTGGCCTATTAATGGAAACACCTCGAATGTTGTAGCCAACATTATCGAGGTCACCGCCACCACAACGGGTCTGCACTTGTTGCTCCCTGCCGCTACCCAAGTTTCAGTGGGTCAAAGCGTATTGATTCGTAACGTAGGAACTAACTCGTTTACCGTTACGGATCAGAGTCTAAGTACGATTATTGCGATCGGTTCAGGAATCGCTGAGTACGTTTACCTCACCAACAACTCGACCATCAATGGTACATGGAGTACGGTTCAGTTTGGAGCGGGTACGTCGTCCGCTAATGCGGCTCAGTTGGCTGGATACGGTCTACAAGCTAACGGACTAACCCTCAACACAATAACCCCTGTAAACACGGTTTCAGCAACTTATACGATGCTGAACACCGACCAATCCTCAATCTATGTATGGACTGGCGGTGCTGGAAACTTAACCCTTCCCGCCGCAGCTTCGGTTGGGCGTGCGTGGTTTGTGATTGTCAAAAACGACGGTACTGGCATCGTCACGATCTACCCGCAAGGCACTGACACCATCGACGGTAACGCAACGCAGCAATTGCAGATTGGCGAGTCGATTGTATTTGTCTCTAGCGGTGTTAGCGGGACGGGTTGGTACTCTTGGGCATATGGACGATCGGCTACGTTTTTCTTTACTCAGTTGGTCAAAAACGTCACTGGCGGCACAGTTACTTTGTCGGCGGCTGAGGCTTCAAACATCATTCAAGAGTATCAGGGAACGTTAACCTCAAATTGTAATGTCATTTTGCCCCCTACCGTTCAGTTGTACTCTATCAGTAACAACACGACAGGCTCTTACTCGTTAACGTTTAAAACCTCATCGGTTGGTGCTGGAAGCGTAACCTTGCCTCAAGGTCAAACGATCATTGCGATTTGCGACGGCACAAACGTCTACAATGCTCAGACCTCAACATCATCGTTCATTAATGCTTTGACATTGGGCAATGGTTCTGCTGCTGCTCCGTCTTTGTCTTTCCAAGGTGATGCGACTACGGGTTTATACCTAGCAGCTTCACACCAATTAGGATTTTCAGTTAACGGTCTAAATGGAGCGACATTGACTCCAACAGGTCTTTTAGTGCCAGTAGGGATTAACGGTGGAGCGTTCTAATGACGCAAAAGACTGCTGTTTTACAAGTAGCGCCGGGGATTCAGCGAGACGGAACATTATTTGCGTCTCCATCATACGTTGATGGGAAATGGGTGCGCTTCCAATATGGTCGCCCAAGGAAAATGGGTGGCTATAACGCTTCTTTCTTAAACGCCTCTGGTGTTAGCCGAGGCATGATCCAAAGCGCTCAGAATGGACTCAACTATGTTATTTCTGGGTGGAGCGGTGGAATCCAACAATGGACTACAGACAACGATGATGCTGTGGGATTTGGCCCTGTAAACGTCAATCCCCTTGGTGGCATCTCAACGATTAAAATTACCAACCAAGGCGCAGCATACACAAACGGAACGTACACCAACGTCCCTGTGACTGCAGCTACTGGATCAGGGGCTTTAGCGACTGTAGTGGTTTCGAGCAACCTTGTATTCTCGGTGACAACTACCACCAATGGAGTTGGATACGTTTACGGCGAGTCGGTCAACATTGCCGCCTCAGCGATCGGTGGAACGGGATCGGGGTTTGCGGGATACATTAACGCCGTAACCACATTTAGCCCAAGTAATAATACGTTGTGGCAAATGGATATTGGTTATGATCCCTACGGAACGGGAAATAATAACCTGATCGCGCACCCGGGGCAAAACCTGAATGACATCTCATCAACCGTTAATACCAGACCACTTCTTGGCTCATTTACTGGGACTACATTAACCCCTGTAGGTGTGTTTACTGCGGTTGGAACAACGACGAATGGTAGCCCCAATGTGACCTTTGCGACTACAAACGTAGCCATTGGAGCGGGCGTATCTGTCTCTGGCTTGGGAATTCCTGCCAATACAACGGTGGTATCTGCTAACTTGGTTTCGGGTGTATGGACTGCTGTTTTAAGCAACAACGCCACTGCTTCTGGGACGGTTACACTGACCTTTGACAACAACATCAGCGTGTCTGGTGGGGTTGTGATGCTTTACCCCTATCTTTTTGTGTATGG